TCATGCCTCGTCACCGAGGTGCCGTTTATCGACGCTTCAGTGGGCGACCTCGCGACGTTCTCGGTGTCGTGGCCGATGTCCGGGCCCGTGACCATTACGACAGCGTGATAAACCTAAGTATTACGATTCGGCTGACTGACGGCGAGCCGGTCACAACGAAACCGAACGCCGGCACCATGCTCGCGCTCGAGCGCGCCTACAAGCTGCCGTCGGGTATCACCGCGGTTCAAACTATGAATCTCGAATATCTGGCCTGGCTTGCTTGGGAGAAACGGCGTCACGACGGCGAAGTAGTGCCGACCTGGGAAAAGTTCCGCGACAGCGTGGAGGACATGGATTTCGACGCTGACACGACCCCTTTAGCCGTAGAGGATTAGCGTACAAAATAGCGGAGTTAGCGATAGCTACCGGGCAACCGATCAGCGAACTACTAAACGCCGACGTGAACATTATTCGAGCTCTGTACGCGATCCTCGCCGAACAAAATAGGAAGGCCAAACGGTGACAACGACCCCAGCAATGTCGGTCACCGGCGGCCGGAAACTACGCAAAGCGTTCAAAGACGCCGGCGAGGATCTCTCAGACTTAAAAACGTTGCATAAGCGTTTAGCGGACGACGTAGCCGGCACCGCAAAAACGAAGGTGCCCGTCAGAACCGGCCGGCTAAAAGCATCTATCCGCGGGTTTGGCGGCACCGCTAAAGCCGAAGTCCGGGCCGGTAACAATCGGAAAAGCCGTACTGGTGTCCCGTACGCGGCACCCATCCATTTTGGGTGGAGCCGGCGCAACATTAGGCCGCAGCCGTTCTTGTACGAGGCGCTCGACGACCGCCGCCAGGACGTCGTCGATGCGTATAACGCCGAGGTTCGGCGCATGATCCGCAACGTGTTCTAGGATTGAATCATGGCTAAGGGCTCGAGCGTCATCGAAGTAGCGATAGTCGCGGATACCAAAAAGTTCAAAAACGGTATAGACACGGCGTCTGGCAAGCTCGACGGGTTCACCCGCAAGGTCGGCAGCGCCGGCACAAAGGTCGCGAAAGGTTTTGCGATCATGGGCGGCGCGGCGATCGGCCTCGGCGTCGTAGCCGGTAAACACCTGTTCGAGGTCGGCGAGGAACTGCTAAGCCTCGATAAGAAGATTGAAACGGTATTTACCGGCGATTCTCTCGCCGTGGTAGAGAATTGGGCCGACGAAGTAGCCGGCCGTATGGGCCTCACGTCGACCGCTGCCCAGGGCCTCGCCGCTAACGCCGGCGATCTTTTGAAGCCGATGGGTTTTACCGCCGAGGCCGCTGCGGAAATGTCAACCGAGATTGTTGGCCTGTCTGGCGCGTTGTCGGAATGGTCTGGCGGTCAGCGCTCGGTAGAGGAAACCGCCGAGATACTCCAGAAGGCGCTACTGGGTGAGCGTGATTCGCTGAAGTCGCTTGGCATTTCGATCAGTCAGGTAGAGGTAGATCAGCGGGCTCTCATCGTTGCGCAGCTAGACGGCCGCGACGCGATCACCGCTCAAGACAAAGCGATTGCTACGCAGCAGCTAATAATGGAAAAGTCGACGGACGCTCAAGCGGCGTACGCGGCCGGCGGTAACGAGCTCACCGCAGCCCAGAACGAGCTCAAAGCCAAGATGGGCGAGCTCGAGGAAACCGTCGCCCGCAAACTGTTGCCCGTATTTACTGACCTCGCCGCGTTCGTTGTGAACGACGTGATACCGGTACTCGAGACCGAGCTCCCAAAAGCGTTTGATTGGATCCAAACCAACGTCGTACCAGTGGTGCAAGAGATCGGCGAAGCGATCCAGGAAGCGTTCGCGCTCGTCGTTGAATGGGTGAAAACTAACTGGCCGGAAATACGCGACACCGTTACCGCGATCATCGACACCGTCGTAACCGTCGTCACCGTCGCCCTCGCCCTCCTCCAGACGCTGTGGGAAACGTTCGGCGACAACATCATCAGACACCTCCAGGGCATCGTCGACCCGCTTAGGCAGATCATCGAAAGCATGATCGCCGGCGTTCGCGGCCTAATCGATTTCGTTGTCGGCGTGTTCACCGGCGATTGGTCTAGGGCATGGGACGGCATCCGAACCATTTTCGCATCAGTCTTTTTCGCTCTCGCCGGCCTCGTCGGTTTGGCATGGAACCAGATCAAGTTCGCGGTCGGCGTCATTATTGACGGCGTGAAACTCCTCTGGGATTGGTCGTTTCTGTCGGACTGGGTCGACTCGGCATTCCAGCTTGGAAAAGATTTCATTAACGCAATAGCGGACGGTATCAAGTCGGCCCCCGGCGCTCTCAAGGACGCCATCGCCGGGCTCATACCCGGCGGCGGCATTGTGTCGTCTGCGTGGGGCGCGATCTCCTCCCCGTTCGTCGGCGCTACTGGCGCTATCGTGAAGCGGCCTACCCTCGCCGTGATCGGCGAAGCGGGTCCGGAGGCCGTGGTACCGTTGAACCGGGCCCCAGGCGCGTCACCGCTGCCCGGCGGCGGCGGTATGTCGGTCACGGTCAATATGGCACCGGGCGCTAACGGCGCGGATGTGGTGCGGGCTCTCCAGGCGTATGCCCGTGGTAATGGCGGCACGGTGCCTATCGTGACCGGTCAGCTCTAATGGCTTGGGATTGGGCGCTCGAGTTTGATCCGGTAGCTACCGAGGGCTTAGCGTTGGATCTGCCGGGCGCGTCGGGCGATTACGCGTCTACGCCTGACTCGGCGGCCGTGTCGGTCACCGGTGACCTAGATATTCGGGCCCATGTAGCGTTAGATGATTGGACGCCTGCGTCCAACAATATGTTGGTCGCTAAGTTTTTTGAGACCGGATATGAGCGGTCCTATTTTCTTGCATGGCTAACTAATTCTGGTTTACAGTTGCTGTGGTCATCGGATGGTGCCGGAACGGGTCAACAGAACGCAAATTCGACGGGTTTGATTACTACCGCTACGGGGTTGTCTTCTGGCGATATTCACATCCGGGCAACGCTAGACGTCGACGACGGTGCCGCGGGGCGTATTGTCCAGTTCTTTTGGAGTTTGGACGGCGTGACATGGACTCAGTTGGGTGCCGATGTTACGGGTGCCGCGACGTCTATCGCAGACACTGATTCGCTTCTAACGATTGGTGCCGGTAGGAACACCGGCTCGCTGTACCCGGCGACGGGCGAGGTGTATTCGGCGCAGGTTTACGACGGGATAGACGGCACCCTCGCCGCCGATTTCAACCCGACCCGCGACGCCACCCTCGGCGCGTCCACGGTCACCTCGTCCACTACCGGCGAAGTCTGGACCATCAACGGCTCAGCAGCCATCATTGACAGCGACGTCATACCAAACAACAGCCGACCACCCGTACCAGTCACCGACATACTCGGCGCGTCGGTCAATTACGGCAAAACCGGCGAAGCGCTCCAATACTCCGGCGGCACAATGACACTCGCCATCGACAACGCCTCCAGCGCATACACACCCGGCGGCGGCGGCACCTACACCACGGCCCGGTTCCTCGGCGTACCCGTCAAACTCTACGCCAACGTCACCGGCGTAGGAGCTCCGACATGGACGCATGGACCGCCGGCCGTGTTCACCGGCGTAGTAACAGACGTCTCCTGGTCGTTTGATTCGGCGTTCCAATCAACGATGACCGTGCAAGTTTCCGACATGCTGACCATGCTCGGCACGTTGTCGTTCGTTGACGTCGACTCGGGCAACGGGCTCGACATTACGGCCGGCACCGCTGCGGCAGCGTTAACCGCGACGCTTGTCGCAGCGAACGCCGTAACGAGTCAGGTAACGCAAACAACTATTCTGAACCCGTCGGGCGACGCCGGGCCGGGTTTGTTGGCGGTTACGGATTACATCGGGTCGGCGGGTGCGCTTGCTCAGACGGTTGAGCGGTCCGATGGCGGCGATGTTTATGTGCGGCACGGGTTGCCTGTGGATGCTACGAATGCTTATAACGCGTTGACGTTTCGTACTCGAGGTCAGCAGCCGATTAGCGGCGCTTTGGGGACGTTGTACCTGGATCTTCCGGGCGCGTCTGGCGATTACGCGTCTACGCCTGACTCGGCTGCCGTGTCGATCACCGGTGACATAGACATCCGTTGCTATGTCGCATTAGATGATTGGACGCCGGCGGCGAACAGTATGTTGGTCGCCAAGTTCAACGAGGCATTCAATAAAGAGTCGTTCTTCTTAGATATTTTGACGAGTAGCGGCCTTCAGTTCTTGTGGTCGGAAGATGGGCTCGTGACCCAGACGGCGACGTCTAGCGTAACGTTGGACGCGTCGGCCGCAGATACGTCGGCCGGCGCGGCGCTGCATTTGCGCGCGACTATGGACGTAGACGATGGGGCCTCTAATTCGGCTGTGCGTTTCTATTGGTCAAATGATGGCGTCGTCTGGTCGCAGTTAGGTGTAACGCGGACGTCTGGCTCGGTGACGTCCATTTATGACTCGGCAGCGTTGTTGACGCTCGGCGCTGGCAGAGATTCGGGTTCGCTATTCCCGTTGTCGGGTGACATGTATTCGGCGCAGCTATACGACGGGATAGACGGCACCCTCGCCGCCGATTTCGACCCGACCCGAGACGCATCCGCCGGCGACACCACCTTCACATCGTCCACAACCGGCGAAGTGTGGACGGTAAACGGCAACGCGTCAATCGACTCCACAATCGTCGGCCTATACCCGCTCAACCTATGGGACACGTCCCTAACACCCGCCGGCGACGAGCCTCACAATTTCGCCCGTATAGATTTCGCGTCGGGCGCAGCGATCGCCTACTCACAAGCCACGTATACGTCGGACGGCGGCACCGCTCAAACCGCGCAAGTACCCGACGTGAACCTAAACGAGTTCGGCGCGCGTTCGATCACCCGCACCGGTCTACTCGCATTAAACGACGCCGCTACCCTCGGCCTGGCCGAGCATTTCCTCCAGCAGTACGGCGTCGAAACCATCGCGCCGCTCGCTACTCGAGGCGTAGAGCTCCCGCCGATAGTCACCGGCGACAACGACGGCTACGAGCTCGTCAAGTACAGCGTCGGCGATACTTGCACCATCAATTTTAGGCCCGCTAACGCGTCCGCCACTATCACCATCGTTGGAGTAGTCGCTGGCATATCGTGGAGTATCACGCCGGCGGCCGCGTCGCTTGTGGTACGCCTCGAGGACGGAGACCAAACCGTCGGGTTTATTCTCGATAGCGACGCGTTCGGCCGTCTCGACATCAACCGCCTCTAGAAAGAAACGATTATGGGTTCAGGCTATAAAGACTTCGAGGCCGGCAATGTCCTAGCTGCGGCCGACGTTGACGGCTACCTAATGCGCCAGACGGTTATGACTTTCGCCTCGTCTGCCGCTCGTGACACGGCCCTTGCCGCTGTGCTCGACGAGGGCATGGTCGCCTACTTAGAAGACACAGATTTGATTACGGTGTATAACGGGTCGGCGTGGGTCGACATCCTCGGCGTGTACCAGACATGGACACCAGTATGGACAAACGTGACAGTGGGCAATGGCACTACGTCCGCGTGGTATGTACGGCAGGGTGACCTCGTCCATTGCGAACTGTGGTTTACCTTGGGATCTACTAGCGCTATTACTGGCTCTGTTACCTTGGAGTATCCGGTAGCCGCGCACGGCGACCGGCTGGCGGCAAACAATATGAATATCTTGGGACGTGACGGCACAGGTCTTGACGTGCCTGGACAGGGCCGAAACAACGGCATGACCCCGGATGAAATGGTTGTTTCGTTTATAAACACAAGCGGCACTTACGCCGACCTATATCAGATGTCGGCAACGGTGCCGTTTACCTGGGCAAACGGCCATGAAATTAAAGTTTCCGGCACGTACCGGGCAGCGTAACGACCGTGACAACACCCGACCGCCGCCCTACCGGCTCGCCTCGAGGCCCTAGAACCGCCGGCGTGACCGAACCAACAGACGCCGACCTCCAGGCCGCCGCTAAGGCCCGCCACCCATCCGCACGATGACTAACGACCTACGGCAGCCGACATGATTACGGGCCCGGGCTGGCTCCCAGGATTCCAGCAACGCCTCGTCGATAACCGCGGTTGGCCTCGAAGCCCGCAACTAGGAAACCCGCAACTAGCCGCCACCCAAAAACTCGTCTTGCACACGACCGAAGGGCTCAAGGTCTCGTCAGCGTTCGCGGCATACGACGCCCGCGCCGGTTTCTTCTCCGGCGGCGTACACCCGCATTTCACGGTCGACCCGGTACGCCAGCAACGTTTCCAGCATGTACCCGTCACAGCAGCGTCTTACTCGCTCAAAGGCGGCGACCAGGGCGGCATCATTCAAATAGAGATCGTCGGGTTCGCTCACACGTCGCAAGACTGGCCGTTGGCCGTTAACGAATGGCTCGGCACGGCCGTCATCGCCCCGATCCTCGCCGCCGTGCCATCTATCCCAGCGATAGCGCCAGTACCGTTTCTCGGGGCCGACGCCGGCCTTCTAGCCGCTCCGTGGCCTCGAGGCCGGGCCCGCGTATCGCCCGAAGAATGGCCCACCACCTACGGCGTCGTAGGCCATCAGCACTCACCGCCAGACGATCACTGGGACCCCGGCGCGCTCAACATCGACGCGATACTCGACGCCGCGACACAAACAAACAGCGAGGACGAAATGCAGACACTCATAGACAGCACCACCGGCGAACACTGGATAGCCGCCGCCGGCAAAGCCCGCCCACTATCAGACCCCGACGCCTGGATGGCGTCATGGAACGGCCCCACCGCGTCGTCGGCTAACATGCGGCATGTTGTCCCGTCCCTTTACGAGCTCGTGACATGAGCGACCTAGCCGAACGCGCCGGCTGGACGTTCCTACAAGCGTTCCTAGCTGCCCTCGTCACAATGCCGTTTACTGACGCCGACGGGTTCCTCGTCGTGCTCGTCGCAGCGTTAGCGGCCGGCCTGTCAGCGGCAAAAACTAGCGTTATTGAACGCAGCCGCAAAACGTAGGACGGTGCGCGGTGAAAGAGTGGGCGGCCATATTCGGCGGAACGGGCGCAGCAACAGTCACCGGCATTTTTGCGCTCGTGTTGCACCGCGTGAAACGTGACAGTACCCGGCAGCATTTAGCCGACGCGAAGAACCGCGCCGCCGGCCATACCGAAAACCTGCGGCTTATGAATGACATCGGCGAGCGGGTGAACGAGATTCGCGGCGACGTTAAAGAGGTTCACCGCCGGCAAAACGATCACCTCGAGTGGCACGCCGAGCAATAGTCCGTCGAGGGTACTTGCAACCGTCACACCCGTACCGTATGGTGTCTCTACGCAACGAATGGAGATTTACCAATGCGTAAAACCCTGACCGCCGACCTAGCAACGTTCGCAACGTTGCTAGCTGCCGTCGCCCTCGTCGCCCACCGGGCCGCGTTTGTTCTATCCGCCGAGGCGTGCTGGACGGTATGCGGATGACGACCGACCTCCAGGCCCTCGCCCGCCCATTCCCCGAACGCCTCATCAAAAAGAACCCCACGGGGTTCGGCCAATACGTCAAGCATTCCGTAGTGGTGGAAAAGCTACTGGCTACGGTCGGCCCGTTCGACTACCGCATCGTGGAGCTCATCCGAGGCGACACGAAAGACCTCACGAACGTAGTCGTTGGCTGTATAGCCGAGCTCACCGTCACTATCGACGGCCGGCCGACCACGGTGCAAGAGGTCGGCGATTGTGAACGCCCCGAAAACTGGCCGCACGACGGCGCACGGGCTAAAGACTGCTCGTCGGACGCGATAAAACGCTGCGCGATGCGCGTCGGCGTCGGTATCCACCTTTGGAGCGGCGATGATTTCGCGCTGGCTCGAGCTCTCGACCGGAACGCGGCCGACGAATGAGCACCGACTACGTTTACTGTCAGGAATGCGGACGCGAGGCCGGCCACCTAACGTGGTGTCCCGCTCACGTTCGCCAAACCGCCGGCGTCATCTACCAGTTCCCACGGGCCCGCAACACCGACCCCCAAACGTCGCACGCCGCCGCCGAATCAGTCACCGGTATAACCGAAACGCAGCGCCACCTCCTGGAGCTCATCAACACCGAACCCGGTACAGACCTCGAGCTCATGCAACGATGGCCCGACGAATGGGGCCCGGCGACCTCGTCAGGGCTACGCACCCGCCGAGCCGAGCTCACCGAGGCCGGCAACGTCATCGACACCGGCGAACGACGCCCGTCACCCTCGGGCCGGCTATGCGTCGTCTGGGGGCCATCATGAGCGGCGAACTGTTCCTAATCGTTTGCGAGCCCGTAGCCGGCGACCTTGACGGCCTCGCCGTTTGGAAGGTCGAAATATCGGACATGCAAAACTCGATGTCCGCCCGGCTCCACCGCGACGACGTCGCCGAGTTCGTCGCCGGCCAGATTGACGCAATGATGGAATGGGCCGAGACCGATGGCCGGTAACCCGATCGACTGGCCGGCCCTATGCGAGTCTGGCGCGTTTCTCGCCGTGCGCGTTGTTGACGCTGCCGACGAATGCCGCCTAGCTGGCTGTAGCCGTGCGGTGAAGCACGCGGGCCCGCACAACGGGCAACCCGTCAAGAAACGACCTGTAAAGAAACGCCAAAACGAATGGAGATTCGGATGATTGAAAAAAGTGTGTATCAGCAACGAGTAGACCGAGCCCGGCGACCTAACCCGGTCAAAGCAGACCGGCCGCTAGTCGTCGTCTACCGCTGCCGCATCTGCTCCACCGAACTAGGCCAAACGCACCTGCAATGGTGCGACACCGACAGAGCAGCTAGCTACGTCGCCGAGGTGACCCCGTGACCCTCATAGACCTAGCCATACTCCTAGCCGCCGCTACCGTCGTCCTAGCTGCCCTCGCCGGCTACGTCGCCGTCATGGTCGTCATAGAGGATCGCCGCACCGCGCAACGCCTAGAAGACCTCGAGGCCGCCGGTTTCGTTCGCCGTATCGACCGCCCGAAGTTCCAAGGCCACGTCATAGACGCCGATCTCCCCGAACGAGACCGAGCGCTCGAGGCGCAACGCCACACCGACGAGGCCGCCCAATGATCGCAATGTTTATTATGTTCGCCGCCGCCGGCCTGCTCGTCGCGTGCTCGTACAAGCGCAACGTTTACGACCCTCAGACGCGTGCTGCCGAGCGTTACGGCGTCGACCTGGACCGCCGCCGGTGACCGAAGCCGACCTACAAACGCTCGTAGAAGACGCCGCACACCTCCACGGATGGCTCGTATTCCACGACAACGACGCCCGCCGCAACATCGCCGGCTTCCCCGATCTCGTACTCGTTAACCCGCCGCGCGTCGTCTTCCTCGAGCTCAAGTCCGACACCGGCCGCATACGCCCAGAGCAGGACCGTTGGATGCGAGCCCTAGAACAGTGTCACACGCTCTCTAGCGCCGTTGTAAGGCCCTCAGACGCCGATCAGGTCCTGGCATACCTCGCCGGCCACGGAGGCCCGCTATGACCGTTACACGCCTCGGCTCGCTATGCACCGGCATCGCCGGCCTCGAACTAGGGCTAACCCTCGCCGGCATCGAAACTGAAACCGTGTTCGTATCGGACATTGACCGAGGCGCTAACCGCTGGCTCGACGCTAACGAGGCCGCCCCGAACCTCGGCGACTTTACCGCCCTCGACGAGCTCCCCGACGTGGATCTCATCGTCGCCGGGTTCCCGTGCCAGCCCGTATCAACCGCCGGCCAACGCGCCGGCATACACGACGAAAGATGGCTGTTTGATGACATCACCCGACTTGTTAGCCGAATGGGGACACGACCCGACCTGTTCCTCGAGAACGTGCCCGGGCTGCTTACTGCTAATGACGGGCACGCTATGGCCCGAGTCGTTCACGGCCTGGCCGGCATCGGTTACGGCATCACCTGGGGGACTCTTTCAGCAGCCGCCGTTGGAGCACCTCATCGCCGTAACAGATGGTGGGGACTTGCTCGGTACGCCGGTCTCGAGGGATTGGAAAGGGCGCGGCCTACCGGGCCAGTTGCCTACGCAACTGCTCCCGACGCCGACCGCGTCGCAGCCCGAAGGCACGGCAGAACAGCACCTCGCCCGCAAACAGAACATGACCGATGGAGCGAACCGGACCTCGGTGACGGATCTACGGATGGCACTCGAGCACGAGCAGCAACGTTTGGCCGGTACGCCGACGCCGTCGCCCGCTGGGAAACCATCCTTGGACGACCCGCACCCGACCCTACCGACGACGGCCGACTGAACCCGGCGTTTGTCGAGTGGATGATGGGATACCCGGCCGGCTGGGTTACTGACACCCTCACGAACCGTCGAGAGGCGCTACACGCGCTTGGTAACGCCGTCGTTCCTCAGTGTGTCGCTGCCGCGTTCGTCGCCCTCGAAGCTCGCAGCAGGCCGTCATGACGCTGCCACGGGTTCACGTTCGGATACCGCCGGCGCTCATAGATGCCGATATCAGCGACGGAGCATTCAGATTGGCCGTGTTGCTGGGCTCGTATGCCAACGCCCGCCGGTTGTGCTGGCCCTCAATGCGTACTATTGCGGGCCGGCTCGGTTGCCATTACGACACCGCCCGGCGTCGGTTGCACGAGCTCGAGGTCGCCGGCCTGGTCCAGGTCACGCCTCGCACGGATAACGGCCGCCAGATCCCGTCGCTTATCCGCCTCGCTTGGTCGTTTACCGACGTTCCAGACCCTTTGGAAAAGGTAGGGGATAACGGGCCAACAGTGAAGGGGACT